TACAGGTGATCTTGACATGTTGTCTGTACGTTCACCCATAAACATATTAAACATATTGCTAATTGCTTTTTGATAAAACCCTATGTCCTCAATCATGTCTGCTTTTGGTACAGCTACATAATCTGGCATGTGTATAACATTGAATGGATCACTAAACATTTCTACTAACTTGTCATAGTTACCTTCTGGTGCGTCAAATATTTCACGTAGTGTTAATGGTTGTTCTAATAACTGACCGTCTGCAGTTTTACCAATACCTGTCTTACCTGTTCTCATCATGTTTAACAAGCTAGGTAATGCAATAGTTGCGTCTTGTGAATTTTCTATATTTTCTAATTTATATATTGGCCCTATAATTGTATCGTCATCAATTAAACCTTTAACTGCACGATATAATAAATCCTCGTCAACTGTAAACCCACCACCAACATTCATGTGGACTCTAGCTATAAGTGCTTCTGCTATTGCTTGTCTACCTGCACGTGTAGAACTAGCAAGTGCATAATCCTCGCCACCTTTGTTCCAGGCCTCTAGCAATTCATCTACATAACTATCTGATTTGTCTGCAAATACTTTAGCCATATCAAATTCATCTAATCCCTGTTTATTTCTAAACAAGAATTGAAACATTGAATCGTATTCTAATTTACGAATTTCATTTAGATAACCTTCAATATATCTGTTAAATTTTTGTTTATCTGTAATAGTTCCGTCATCATTCATAAACTCATTTTTGTTTATAACAGAATAGTTACGTGGTCCACCTCTAAATCTAACTCGTCTACCTTTTACATTAAATACTTGATTTGCTTCACCACCAAATGCACGTGAACTAGCACGCTTCCATTGATCAGATTCTTTTAATATATCTCCCTTAATATCTTTAAATGTTACATTTTTTGCTGTCCAACGTCTAACCTTTGCTGCGTCTGCACCACCTAATCCTGCAACCTTCATAGCAATCCATGACAATGGATTACTTGCAATACCTTTGTATCCTCTAGCCCACAAACGTAATTGTTCCTCTGATATAACTCTTACTGTCCATGCACCACGTAATAGTACAAATGGTTTCCAGAATTGTGTGTAATACTTATCCATTAACTTACCTGTAATATCAGATCCTTTAGCAAATCCTTCTGGTAATTTATTTTTAATTGTTCCTATGTAACTTATTGTTTTAGATAATTCAGTAGGATCTGGTAATGCAATATTTCTATTTATTAATTCTGTAAGTAACTGTGGTCTAGGCATTGCTCTATATGCTTTTTTACCGTCATCAGTAGATAATGTTGCTACACGTAAATCCATACCTGGTGTAAGCATTTGTTCACCACTGTTAGCATACGTAAAATATTTACGCATTGTGTTTAAATCTGCTTCCTCAAATATTCTTGTAAACGTCTCTGCTGCTTCTTTATCTGCACCGTGATTCTCTACTAAATCATCTACAGTTTTTTTCATCATTGTTTTTGTAGCAGCAAAGACACCTTCGTAATCACCTGGTTTTAATGTCAAAAACTCTGATAAAACTACATCTTTGCTAGAACTATCTAATGTTGTATTATCTAACCATGATTTAACAGAATCAAATGTATCCTCCATGTGATCTACATCTAAGAATCTATAAGGTAATTCACTAGCGTATGTTCCCATAACTCTCCAGGCCCTGCTGTTACTATTTCTAGCTTTTCTAACTATTGCAGTTGTAGGTCCAAATAGTTCTGCTATTTCTCTGTTTTCTGGATCTAATGCTTTACCAACTAATTTACCTATGCCTCTACCAATAGTTCCTGCTGTAGGTTTTACATCTACACCTGCAGTTTTTAATCTAGGATTACCAAATATATACTCCATAGCTTCATATAACTTAATCTTTTTTTCCTCACGAGTAATGTTTGATTTAGTTATATCAGTTAATCTTTTAACTACAGTTGGGTGTTTAATACCTGTTATATCTATAAAGTCGCTAACGTTTTCCATATCCACTAGCCACTCCATAAACTTATCGCCTGTCTTACCGTCTAACCATTGTGATACGTCCTCACGTTTAAACCATTTAGTAACACCATTGTCATTTAGGCCCATAACACTTTTTTGTATGTCAGTTAATTTATCTTGTCTTGTTAACTGTGCCATTAATCGTTCAGTAGGTTTAAAACTTTTACGTGCTTTACTTGCTGCACCTGCACCTGCTAATACATAGTTTGCAGGATCTAAAAACACTGCTTTAGCACCGTCTATTAAACCAGATATAACATTAAATGATTGTTGGTTAGGTTCTACAACTTGTGCTGCAGCAACTCTACCTAAAGATATAGGAACTTGATTGCCACCTTTAGTTGTGTATTTAAATATAGGATTACCTTCTTGCATGTTCCTATCTATTTCTGTAATAGGATTTCCTAATTTATTATTTATAATGTTTGCTGCTTCTGTTTGGTTAATACCTCTGCTAATTAAAAATTGATACTCCTCAAAGTTTGGACTATTTGGATCTGCAGGATCTAATACTTCTGATTGCGGTAATATGCCTGATCCAATGTTTACACGTTTGCCCTGTGCAATATTACTTATTGCTTGTTTAACAGTTGATTTACCAGATTGACTATATGCGTCCCAAAAACTTGTAGTTGCTGCTTGATCTCCTGCAGTTGCAGCTATTGCAGCATTTATAGGCCTATCAACAAATGTACGATAAAAATCCTCTAATCCCATTAATGATCCTCTTACTAATGCAGTAAATGGATCTCTTACATAAGTTTTAAAAAATCCTTCGTCTTGTTTTAGTTGTTCATACCTATCTGCAAGCAACTGTAGTGTTTGATCCTCTGGTTGCATTTTAAGCAACGTCAAAGAACTAATCATGTCTGGTGTAAAGTTAGGATATGTTTGTGCTAACTTACTAGCACGAATTGCGTCTTGTGGAGTTAATGTTTTTTTAATAGCGTCATAACGCTTTGTTCTTTGATCTATTTCGTAAAATAAATCTTTTTCTACATCTGGTAATTCAAAAAAGTTTAATTCTGCCATGTTGAAGGATTAACTGATCGTTGTTGTGGTTTACTTTGAAACGCAGCAAGTATAGATCCTAACTCATCTGTTGGATAAATCTCATACATTGCTCTAACTAACTGTACAGGATCTGGTGGTAACATAGGTGATCCAGTAGCTGCAATACGTCTCGCTTCATCAGTTACTCCCTCTTGTATGTTTTCTTGTCCGCCACCCTGTGTAAATATATCTAATGCTTCAGGTGGTATGCCTGCAGGTAACGAAGGTGTTACTGCTTGTCCAGGTGCTGCTGTACCTTCTAACGCTGCATTTGCTGCTGCTACGTTTTTTTCTGCTTCACCTTCTGTACCCATAGGTTCTCCACTTAGCATTTGTTTTACTTCCTCAACAGAAACTCCAGTGTCTGTTCGTTGTGATAACGCACCAGGACCTGATACTGCTGCAGGATTATTAGGCCTTCTTAATCCACCTCGTCTACCTTTTGATCTGCTACTAGGATCTATCGCCATTTATACACTCCTCACATTGACATAGTTCATGGTTAAACATTGCAATAGGAAATAAAACCATAAATCCTATATTGCTATTAAATTCTATTATTGGATTTTGTATATCGTTCATGTTGTTTAATTCTGGAAATCCAGGATCTACTCCAAAATGTTCCTCTATAATTTCCTCACTAGCTTCCCATACGTCCTCTAGTCCTTCACGGACAATATCTCTAAATTCTATATCTGTATAATCTGGCATTATCCCTGTCCTAGCAATAATGATCGTATGTCTACTCCTCCACCTGCTGCAGGTTGTGGTGCTGCTGCTTGTGGTACTTGTCCTAATTGTTGTAACATAGCTTCCTCCTCTGGAGACATTGCAGGTTCCTCTGCTGTATAAAACTTAGATAAAATCTCACTCATGTCATCAGGTGATTTGTATATTTCTACTACAGACATAGTAGCTTTAGGATCGCCCTGTTGTGCTTGTGCTAATAACGTTTCAAATAAAACTTTTTCTGCTTTTTCAGATCGTATACGTTCGTTGATCTTAGGTATGTTATCTAAACCGTCCATGTTTTCTTGTAATGTTTGTGTATCTAAAATACCTGCTTGTAATAACTGTAGTCCAGATACAATCTTGGTAGGTTCATCAAAACTGGCCATAACACCATAGACACGTCTTGTAACAAAGTTATTATCAATATCTGTTTCTGGTGTATAGTTTTCTGCAAAGCTAGATCCATTTCTATATCCTGCTAATGGTTTTCTTTTTTTACCATAAACAACTTGATCTAGTTCTAATCGTTTGCTATCTAATTCCTCAATAGCGTCTCGTAATACTAATTGATATTCTTTTACATTAAGATCTACAGATGACATAAGTTCTTGTAAACCTTTACCAGTTGCAAAACTGTTAGGCGATATACCGTCATCAGTTAATGGATAGTTAGATCCAATACGCATTTGTCTCTCTATACGATCTATTTGTTGAAACATTTGATATGGCAAGTTACTTACTGGCTTACTTACCTGTGATCCAGGTGCAAGATAGTTTATTGCATTTCTACCTTTTTTGTAATTACCAGATTCTAATTCACCAATAATGTTTGTCTCTGTAAATACTGCGTCCTCCATAGCAATTACAGATAACACATTGATCTTTGCCATTGTTGACATAAGGCCTAACACATGATCGTATTGGCCCTGTAGTCTATCAAAACTATATCGTTTAGCTATAACAAATCTAGGTCCAGACTTTAACGGATTAGGTATAAAGTCCAGTATTTGTTTCATGTCTGGTAGGAATATGTATGTACCTTCCTCGTCATAATATTCTGCTAACTCAACACCGTCTGCTAATGAGTTCTCCCATGATCTGCTGTATGCGTCTGTGTATTTAAATCTTGTATAACCAGGTTGTTGACCTGCTTGATCTACATCAACCTTTGCTTGTGGATACATAGCTTTAATTGTTTGTACAGGTACTAACCTAATCAATGCCATTTCTTTTGGTTGTTGATCTGGTCCGTAATATCCTGGAAAACAATCGTATGGATCTCGTAACTGTGCTAGTGGATACTCATTACCATTAGAGTCCTTCTTAGTTGTAATTACCCATACAGCAAAACCATAACCAGGCAACCACCTACTAGCTTGTGGTAATGCTTTATCTAACTTAGCTTGTTTGTCATAGTGATGTAC